GTCGTCTCGGTCCAGCCACTGCTCGGCCCGACCGGCCTCGTGTACTACCTCCGCTTCCGATACGGCAGCAACAAGGGTTCAGTGCGCGGCGCCACCAAGAGCGGCTTCCCCGGCGACGACGCCAACTCGCTCCAGCAGCTCGCCAGCGGCGATGCCAACCTGAGCGTCTACTACTCGCACCAGTTCGTCGAGAACGAGTCGAGCCCGACAGACGCCGGCGGCACCAGCACCAGCCACACGCTGGAGCACACCCCGGTCCTCGCAGGTACCGTCACCGGTACGGTGTATGACGGAACCGTCGCCGTCCAGACCTTCGTGGTCTCGGAGAGCGGCTCGTTCACGTTCAACGACATCGGCACCCCCTCGCCCAAGGTCACCAGCGCCACGCTGAACCTGACCACCGGCGAGATGGCGTTCACTTGGAACAGCGACCCGGGCGCAAACCGTGTTGTCGTCTCGTATGAGTACAACATGGAGTGCAACCAGGACCTCCCCGAAATCAACCTCGTCGTTGAGTCGGAAGAGATCGCTGCCAAGACCCGCAAGCTGAAGGCCGTCTGGAGCTACGAAGCCCAGCAGGACCTCCGCTCGCAGCACAACCTCGACGCCGAGGCTGAGCTCACCGCCGTCCTGGCACAGGAGATCAACCTCGAGATCGACCGTGAGGTTCTCTCGGACCTGCGTAACAACGCCGGCACCGTGGCCTCGTGGGACTTCAACACCGCCCTTGGTGACACCATCAAGGAAAAGTATGAGTCCCTCTACGTCAAGGTCGTTGAGGTCAGCAACGTGGTGCATCGCAAGACGCTCCGCGGCGGCTGCAACTGGCTCGTGACCAGCCCCGAAGTCGCCTCAATCTTTGAGACGGCCACCGCTGGTTTCGCTCCGGCTCCGTCGGAAGGCTTCACCTCGTCGCTCGGCATCCAGTATGTCGGCACGGTGAACAACCGCTGGAGGCTCTACAAGGATCCGCTGTTCCCCACGGGACAGATCCTCATGGGCTACAAGGGCGACTCGTACATGGACAGTGGATACTTCTACTGCCCGTACGTGCCACTCACCCAGACGCCGGTCGTGCTCGATCCCGAGTCCTTCTGCCCACGCAAGGGAATCCTGACTCGATATGGGAAGAAGTTGCTTAGAGAGGGAGCAAAGTTCTACGCTCGCCTGTCAATCGCGAACTTCGTGATTTAGCGTAAACCCTTGAAAACAAGGGATTTTCAAACAAGAGCCCTCCGGTCGCAAGACCGGGGGGTTTTTTATTTTCTGTTGCCACGATTCTATATATTTGGTAAATTGCCCTTGAGGAGACAAAAGGACATGGCCAACATAATAGTTCTGGACGAGATTCGCGAATCGGGGTGGATGAGGATAACGCTGGCGCAGGAGCGGGAGTCCGATCCAAACACATTCATCTTCTTCAGGCACGAATGGAACGAGCGTTCGCAACAGATTCTTGCACATGTGAACTCCTACACCCAGCAACACAACAGGGTCCACGCTAGGAAGTGCGAGGTCAGTAAGATAAGGTTGAAGCAGCACAGGGAATTCTGCGACCTTCACCACATACAGGGATCAAACAAACTTGCCCTCGTGGCCTTCGGCATATTCCACGGTGACGAGTTGCTGGGCGTCCTGTCGCTCGGCAGGCACAACAGGGATAACCGAGACAAGGTTGCTGTGCTGGACAGGCTCTGTTTCAAGGCGGGTTGGCGGGTAGTGGGAGGGGCGAGCAGGCTTTTTGCCAAGGCTAGGGAATGGGCCCTAGAGAACGGCATCTACTCAATCATCAGTTTCAGTGACGACAGGATGAGCGTGGGAGCCGTCTACGAGCGTCTGGGGTTCGCCTTGGACTGCGTCCTCCCGCCCGACTACATCTATATCAAGGAGGACGACCTGGGGGTCGCCTTCAGCAAGCAGAGCCAGCGCAAGAAGGTCACCGGATGCCCTTTGGGGACTACGGAAAAGGAGTGGGCCAAGAAGAAAGGTCTCGTTCAGGTCTTCGACGCAGGCAAGAAGAGATGGGAGTTCCGTATTCGCCTCCACAAGGAGGTCCCACTCAAAAGCCGCAGGCAGGGCTACTACGAGGCCAAGAAGGCGATTCCTCGGGTCATGTACTACCAGTCCAGTTACGAGTTAAAGGCCGCGACGATATTGGACGAGATGAATGATGTGATCTCTTATGTCAACCAGCACACTTTTTTGATCGACGGAAGGGAGAGGATCACCGACTTCGTGGTTTCTTGGAAGGATGGGACCAAGACGATACTTGAGATCAAGCCAGAAAGAAGGCTGAATCAGTTCAAAAGCCAGATAGACGACAACAGGGAGTACGCCCGTAGGAACGGATGGAAGTTTGATGTTTGGACTGAAGAAAAGTTGGGTTTTGAGTCCGAGTATTTCGCCACAAAATGGGCAGATGGATTCATCTCAAGGATAACCAAGATTGACTTCGTCCAGGAAAGGAAAGACAGAAATCTAACGAAGTCAAAAAAATACTACGCCGAGAAGATCGCCACCGACAAGGTCTCCGTCTTCTGTGAGTACTGCCAGGCGACCCACGAGGCCCTCAGACTGACCCACGACAAAAACATAGCCCGCAACGGCCGGTACATCTGCGAGCGGGAGGGCGGCCATATAGCGGGAAGCAGGCCCAAGCCCCATCTTCGTAAGGAGAACCCCCATGCGGCCTCCGGATGCAAGGAGTGCCTCGGGTGCAGGCAGGTTCTCTCTTTTGACAATTTCGGCACTGACAAGGGCCGTTCGGACGGTTATGCCAGTAAGTGCAAGGAGTGCAGGAGAATGGCGGCCAACGATAAATATGCAGCCAAGAAGGCCGATATTTGATCTACTTCAGAATCAACTCCAAATAATTATTAATCGCCTCTATTGCCTCGTTCGGTGCGACATCAAACCATTCACCGTTCAAATGACGATCAGCGAAATGTCTGTGCATTAGGCGCTCAAAGGAAGTCATATTTTCACACTTAAATTTGGCCACCATTTTGAGTTTTCTGGGGTTTGAGGTCGGGTTCTGCGGACTCCTGAACGAGCTTGTATCCTGCTGAGGCCATGTTGCCCTTTGCCCATATGTAGTCTTTGACCTTGCCTCTCTCTCCATTCGGCTTGATCACATCCAGCCACTTTCCCTCTGGTTCGGGTTTGTTTTCTTCTTGTTTCCAGCCGTTGTTTCTGGCTTTGACTACCGCGGCCAGCCAGATTTCGGCCTCTTTCCGAGTGAGTCGTTCAAGAGTTTGTGGGGTTATTTGGAATGGGGTGGGGTATCTTTTTGCGAAGGCCTGCTTTTGGAGTATTTTTATGAAGTTCTTCTGTTTGTAGGTGGCGTAGTAGCCTTCGGAGGGAAGTCTGCTTTCTATGTACTGCGCGAATGTCTTCATATGCTTCTTATTACATTTCCTCTGTTTGTCACGGATTATAAACCAATGTTTTGTCGTCTTTTAGTTGTTGCCAAATTTCGTCACGATTCATAACTATAGGTATTCAGGTCGGTCAAAATCCTGTATTTACTCCAATAGATAAATGACAAATTAATAAAAGCGAAATTTGGCAAAAAATAAAGAATGATTCATCAAAGGTTTATAATGAACCTATATTTAATGTTTTTTTTAAAGGCAACAGATACGATCCACAAAGATCAATATGTGACTTTGACATTAGATCAAAAAAGTCTCTAAAACCAATTCTTAGATTAAAAATGGCAGCGTCTATTTTGAGGAACTGGCGCATTTCCACGTTGTCGGACTCGTTGAGGTTCGACTCCACAGACTCAACAAGGCCCTTTATCTCTGCGAGCGCGAGGGCGGCCACATAGCGGGTAGCAGACCCAAGAAGAAGAAGGCCAACCCCCACGCCGCCTCGGGATGCAAGGAATGCCTGGGGTGCAAGCAGGTTCTCTCCTTCTCCGACTACGGCACTGACAAGGGCCGTTCGGACGGTTATGCCAGCAAGTGCAAGGAGTGCAGGAGGCGGGCGGCCAACGATAAATATGCCAAACCAACGGAGTTCCGTGACGGGCAGTGGGTGGACGCCTCAAAAATACCGGACGAAGAAGTGTGAGCCGGACTGGGTCTGGAATAATTTCATTTGATTGCCCAGATCTCAAAGATATTTCGCTCCATATATAATGTTAGGCAGGAAGCCTGCGTTTTTACAAAAGGAGTTTTAAATGAGCGCAACAACAACTGAAGGAACCGGCAACGGTTCGGCGGCGGACATCAAGTCCAAGATCTACAACGGAACGGTCAAGTCGGAGAACATTGACCCGAGCACAATCATCACCTCGGACGTGGCGGACGGCGCTGTTACGACTGCCAAGATCGCGTCTGGTGCTGTCACGGTCGCCAAGATGGGCGTCTTCAAGTCGAGCGAGCAGACCGGAACGGGTTCGGAGCAGTCCATTTCCCACGGGCTTGGTGTCGCCCCTGGCCTCGTCATCGTCTATCCCACCGACACTTCGGTCGCCACCGCCGGAGCCTACGTGGTCGCCGAGGGAACCCACACGACGAGCGTCGTTAAGGTAACCGTTACCACTGGAAAGAAGTACATAGTCGTGGCCTTTGTCTGATAGAAGGCGTGCGTGATTCCAGCACAGGGCGGGTTTCCCCCGCCCTGTG